TCAGAAGATCTCGGCGACGCAGCAGCGGAGCGAGCCGCCGGCCTTTTCGATCTCGTCCAGCGGCACCTCGGCCACGGCCAGGCCGGCGCGGGCCAGGATGGCGTGCTGATCGGGGCGCAGGGCGGCGGCGCCGGCGGCGCTGAACCAGGCCCGCCGCGGCGACAGGGCGATGCAGTTGCCGGCGAAGGCGGCCTTCTGGCCGGCGTCCAGCTCGATCACCGCCGGGGCGTAGAGCCCGGCCAGGGCGGCCGGCACCGCCGGGTCGGCGAAGCCGGCCGGGCACAGCACCAGGGCCTGCCCCGCCAGCACGCTCATCACCACATTGGTGTGGTACTCGCCCGGCGCCAGCTCGGAAACCAGGGTGGCCCGCAGGCCGAAGGCGGCGTGCATGGCGACGGCGCCGGCCTCGTCGCAGCGTTCGCTCAGGCCGCAGAAGCCGAGGCCACGGGCGCGGTCGATGACCAGGGCGCCGGTCAGCTCACAGATGCCGGGCTGCCCGCGCAGGTCCACCACGTCGTAGCCCAGCACGCCGGTGAAGAAGGCGCGGATGTCGGCGCGCTCGGCCTCGCGCCGGCGTACCGGGTGGCGCATGTGGCCGATCACCAGCCGGCCCGGCGCGGTGCCGAAGACGTTGTTGGGGAACAGCCCGTCCGGCGCGGCCGGATCGCCGGGGAAGCAGGGCACCGGCAATTCCTCCGACAGCGCCGCCTGCAGGGCGCGGTGCTGGGCCAGGGCGCGCCGCGGATCCACGGCCGCGTTCATGGCCATGTAGGCGTTGTCGCGGGCCGACTGCTCGGCCAGGGCGAAGCCCTCGGGCGCGACCAGGAAGGCGGCCTTGGCACAGGCCGGCAGGTCGGCCGGCGCGCGGCGGAAGGCGTCGGCGAAGGCGGCGGGGTCGCGGGTGATCACGCGGCTTCCCCACGCAGGCGCGTGCGCTCCAGCGCGCGTTCGACCACGTCCCAGCCGGCGCCGGGCCGCACCGCCTCCTGGCTGAGCACCTGGCGGAAGGCGCGGCCGCCGGGCTGGCCATGGAACAGGCCGAGCACATGCCGGCTGAGGTGCTTGAGGGCGACGCCGCGCGCCAGGCAGTCCTCGAGGTAGGGCCGCAAGGCCAGCAGCAGTTCCTCACGCGACGCCGGCGGCCGCTCCGGCTCGAAGATCGCCCGGTCCATCAGGTGCAGGCGGTAGGGCTCGTGATAGGCGGCACGGCCGATCATCACGCCGTCCACCTGCGACAGCTGCGCCAGCGCCTCGTCCGCGCTGCCGATGCCGCCGTTGATCAGCACCTGCAAGTCCGGCCGTTCGCGCTTGAGCCTGTGCACCCAGGGATAACGCAGCGGCGGGATCTCGCGGTTCTCCTTCGGGCTCAGGCCCTGCAGCCAGGCCTTGCGCGCGTGCACCACGAACAGCCGGCAACCGGCCGCGGCCACCGTATCCACGAAGGCGCGGAAGACCTCGTAGTCCTCCTGCTCGTCCACGCCCAGCCGGCATTTCACCGTCACCGGCACCTGCGCGGGCGCGGCGGCGATCATGGCAGCCACACAATCGGCCACCAGGGCCGGTTCCTTCATCAGGCAGGCGCCGAAGCGGCCGGCCTGGACGCGGTCGCTGGGGCAGCCGACGTTGAGGTTGACCTCGTCATAACCCCAGTCGGCGCCGATGCGGGTGGCCTCGGCCAGGTGCGCCGGGTCGCTGCCGCCCAGTTGCAGCGCCACCGGATGCTCGACGGCATCGAAGCCCAGCAGCCGCTCGCGGTCGCCGTGGATCACCGCCTGTGCATGCACCATCTCGGTGTACAGCCGCGCATGCGGCGCCAGGAGGCGATGGAAGACGCGGCAGTGCCGGTCGGTCCAGTCCATCATCGGGGCGACCGACAATCTGAAGTCGGCTGGATTGTAGGCCTGGCGCGGCTCTTGGCCTGATTCCATGGGTCTCGCGGGCTCCGGATTGCCGGTGGATTCTCTGGGGTTTTTGGCTATTGCCTGATCCCGAGTGCTACATTCGGTGCTACGCAAGAAGGCTTGTAGCACCAATGGGAACGATCACCGCGCGACGGCGGGCCGACGGCTCGACAGGATACACCGCACAGATCCGGCTCAAGCGCGACGGCAAGGTCGTCCACTCGGAGGCCGAGACCTTCAGCTCCCGAGCCTTGGCCAAAGAATGGCTGAGCCGGCGCGAGGCTGCCCTGGAGGGCCAACGGGCCCGGGGAGAACCCGTCGGTCGCCGCGTGACCCTGGGCGAGCTCGTGGCCTGGTACGAGCAGCGAGAGCGCGCCGACCAACCCTGGGGAAGGTCCAAGCGGGCTGACTTGGCTAGACTCAAGGCTGGTTCCCTGAAAGATCGCAAGGTGGAGGACCTCTCCCGTCCGGACTTTATCGCCTATGTCGAGACCCGCCGCGCCGCCGGCGCCGGCCCGGCCACGGCCGGCAACGACATCATCTGGCTGCGCTCGGTCTTCAAGGCCGCAGCCGCCGTCCTGGGCGTACCCGTTCCGCTGGCAGCGCTCGATGAGGCGGCCGAATATCTTCGCTCGGCCCGGGTCGTGGCCAAGTCCCGCAGCCGCGATCGCCGACTCACGGCTGACGAAGAGAAGCGGATCCTCGAGCACCTATCCAAACGTGACCGCCGTGGCGAGATCCCGATGACCGATATCGTCCAGTTCGCGCTACTGACCACCCGGCGTCAGGAAGAGATCACGCGCCTGCAGTGGGCCGATCTCAATCGGGACAAGGGAACGGCATTGCTTCGCGATGCGAAGCATCCTCGGCAGAAGATAGGTAACCACCGCACCTTCCGGATGCCGGCAGGCGCCTGGGAGATCATCGATCGGCAGCCGCGGATTACCCTTGAGGACGGGACAGAGGATCCGCGGGTGTTCCCATTCAACCCGAAGTCCATCGGTGCGGCTTTCACGCGAGCCGTGCGGTTCCTTGGGATCAACGATCTGCACTTCCACGACCTGCGACACGAAGCCACGAGCCGCCTATTCGAACGCGGCTATTCGATCCAGGAAGTGGCTCAGTTCTCGCTTCACGAGTCATGGGCGACACTGAAGCGGTACACGCACCTCAAGCCAGAGAACGTACCTGAGCGATAAGAGAAGGGCCCGCAATTGCGGTCCCTTCTGGTGGAGGCATCTCTATTTTAGATGCCCGTCTGCGTCTTGGGCTCCTAGAGCGCGGCACCTGCAGCAGCCGCCTGCGCCTGCCGCGGCGCAGGCCAAGCTCGAGCGGGCGCGCGTGGCGGCGCCGGCACGGCTGCTGCCGCACCTGGAACGGCGGTGGAAGGGGATCGGGGTCAACACCGGGCGGCGCAAGGACGGCCGACGGCGTGGGCCGGCTTCGGCCGCCCTCTGCGTTCACCCAGGGATGAGCCCGATCCCCTACCGCCCCGAGATCGACGGCCTGCGTGCCGTTGCCATCCTCGCCGTCCTGTTCTACCACGCGGTGCCGACCTGGCTGCCGGGCGGCTTCGTTGGCGTCGACGTCTTTTTCGTGATCTCGGGCTACCTGATCACCTCGATCCTGGCGGCCGAGCACGCCGCCACGGGCCGGATCGACCTGCCCGGCTTCTATGCCCGGCGGGCGCGGCGCCTGCTCCCTGCGCTGGGGCTGGTGGTCGTGGCCACAGTGCTGCTGGGCTGGGTGCTGGTGCCGACCGGCCCCTTCGTGCACGACCTGCTGGAGTCCGCCGGCGCCTCGCTGCTGTTCGCGGGCAATGTCTACTTCCAGTTCACCAGCGGCGGCTACTTCGACGGCCCCGGCGACGAAATGCCCCTGCTGCACCTGTGGTCGCTGGGCGTCGAGGAGCAGTTCTACCTGGTCTTCCCGCTGATCCTGCTGGCGGCCGGTCGGCTGGGCCGGCGCGGCGCGACCTGGGGCCTGGGCCTGCTCGCGCTGGCGTCGTTCGGCCTGGCCGAGCACCTGATGGGGCGCGCGCCGAACACGGCCTTTTTCCAGATGCCGCCCCGGTTCTGGGAGCTGGCCGCTGGCGCACTGGTGGCCCTGTCGGTTCCGCGCACTAGGTCGCCGTGGCTGGCGATCGCTGGTCTGTCGCTGATCGCCTGGGCAGCCCTGTCGCCGGCGGGCAGCTTCCCGGGGATCGGTGCGCTGCCGCCGGTGCTTGGCGCGGTGCTGGTGCTGGTGCCGGTGCACGGCGGCCTTTCGGCCCGGCTGCCGCGGCCGGTGGTGGCCATCGGGAAGTGCTCGTATTCGCTCTATCTCTGGCACTGGCCTCTGCTGGCGCTCGAGCGCGCGACGAGCATCGGCGAGCCGCCGGCGTGGCGCATGCTGGCTTGGTGTGCGCTGGCAGTTCTGCTGGCCGGCATCTCCTATCGGTATGTCGAGCGTCCGGCATTGGCCAGGCTGGGAAGGCGGCCAAGCCGCTACGTCCTGACGCTAAGCGCTGCGACCGTTTCGCTGGTATTGGTCGCGGGGCTGACCGCGCACGCGCTGCACCGCCCCCGCGAGGGCGCCGCAGAGCTGGCAGCCCGGGCCAAGCTCGACCGACCGCCATACCACGATGAGTGCCATTTCGCCTTGGATGAAGACGTCGAGCAGCTGATCTGGTGTCGGTCAGCAGCAGGCGATCCGCGCATCGCCGTCTGGGGTGACTCGCATGCGCTCGCCTGGTCGCCGTTCGCATGGGAGATCGCCGACCGGCGCGGCACCGTGGCCACGCTGGTGAGTATGGACGCATGCCCGCCGGTGGTCGGGTTCGCGACCGAACGCGCGGACTTCCCGACCCATCAGGCGAACTGCGGGCGGCTCAACGATATGGCGCTTGAGGCCCTGCCGGCGTTCGACACGGTCGTGCTCGCCGCCCGCTGGGCGAGTTACATGGCGCCGGGGGCCGAGCCGGAATTTGATGAACAACTAGATCGCGCGATTGCCGCGCTGGGCTCGGTCCCCGAGATCCTGATCATCCTGCCGGCGTACGAGCTCAGGGAGCCGGCACCGAAGTGCATCCTGGCCGAGATGGAGAGCGCCTGCAGCCTGAGCCGGGATGCGGCCGAGGCGGCCCGGGCGGACACCGTAGCCAGGCTTCGCGCCGTCGCTGAGCGGCACCCGAACGTGCGCCTGGTCGACCCCCTGCCCTATTTCTGCGGCACCGGCGAGTGCCCTGTCCGCAAGGGCCTGGACGCCCTGTTCTGGGACGACGACCACGTCAGCACCTCGGCCGCGCGCGGATTCGCGCATTGGTTCAATGCGACGGCTCGGCAGGGCGCTGCAGCGCCCTGATCCGGATAGCCATCGAGTCAATGGTCATGGCCCGTTGAGGAATGGGTAGCTCGGGGTGTAGTTACCGTTCGGTCCGCTGAGTGCGCTCACGCGCACCTCGTCAATATGACCGGTGTATGGGTTGTTCCCGTTCGAGTCCGCGCCGATGCGGATCACGCTCGACGGATTCGGCAGCGTGCCTGTGTAGCTGCCCGTCGTGCCGGAGCGAGTGCCGTTGAGCCAGACGTAGATCGTGTTGCCGATTCGCCCGCAGGCCACGTCGTGCCACGCGTTCGCGGTTACGCCGTTGGCCGACGCGAACGCTGGGCCAGGCCAAACCGCCAACGTCAGCGTCGACCCGTTGACATAGAAGGTCCAGGCTCTGTCACCGGTCGCGGTACCCCACTGACTGATGATCGTCTTTGCGCCGGTGGTATTCGGGATGCGAATGCTAGCCTCGACAAAAAAGTCGCCAGAGCCAAAGGCCCACGCGGCGGTGTGCGAGGTTTCCACCCAGTCACCGGTGCCGTCCAGCAGTAGCGACGCCCCACCGTATCGGCTCTGCGCCGTGCTGATCTGGGCATTCCCACTGCCAGACCAGTTGCCACCCAGTTTCTCGTCGGCGAAGCTGGTGGAGCCGTTGGCGCCGTCGAAGTGAAGCAACGCGACGCGCGAGGCCCAGTCGGGGTCGACGGCGCCGCCGCCCGCCCGCGGGGTTGCCGCCCCGAGCAGACCCATCGGGATCACGGCGCCGCCTCCAGGTTGCCCTCGAGGTCCCAAGTGTCAACGGCTCGCTTGATCAGCGTCGCCTTTGCCCACCGCTTACGCAGCTTCAAGGTCTCGGGTGTGCGGATGGTGACGTCACCGTCGACCGGCGCAATTGTGGTCTGGCCGGATCCGTCTTGGCCAAGGTCAATCCGCGTGCCGACTGGGAAAGCCACCACGCTGTTTTTCGGCACGATCAGCGTATTGGCGGCAGCGTTGTCCATCGTCACCAGCCTGAAGGCATCGGACAGCGCCAAGGTGTAGCTGGTGCCCGACTGCGCGTTCACGGGGCTGGTGAGTGCGTAGGCACGCAGAATTGCCAGCGCCACCTTGCGGCTGCGCGTGCCTGCGGCCTCCCCCGGCTGCTCGAGCTCGGCCAGGTCGGCGTCGGCCAACGGTGCGGCATCGTCGAGGTCCGAAATCTTAACGTTAGGCATGTTACTGCTCCTTCACGCGGCGTTCGCCGCCGTCAGTAATCCGGGTGTCACCGGCGTCGGTTGTGCGCGCGCTCGATGGGGAGGTGAGGTACGCAAACTCGGCAACGGCGGCTTGCCAGCTGACCAGGCCATCGCGCTGGGCCTCCACTTCCACACGGGCCGTGCCGTTTCCGGTGAGGGTGTAGGGCGTGGAGCTGGTGCCGCTGATCCCGCTCTCGGTGTGGTCGAGGACGCCGTTCAGGTAGATCCGCACCGTGTAGCTGGTACCCAGTTCCGGGCCAATACTGGCCTCCGCCTCATCCGCCAACACGTCCTGCTGGAGCAGGCGATCTCGGTGCGCCCAGGTCACCGTGAGCGCACCCACGGCCGAGGCCGGATAGGCCATGTCCGTCGCCAGTTCGTCGGAGATCCGAAGGCGGCCCGGCGCATAGGGGCGAGCAGCTCGGCCGGCCAGCGGGACGCTCTCAGCGGGCGAGGCATCTTCCTCCAGCAGTCCGGCTGAAGTGCGGGTCAGGACCTTCACGTCCACGACCTCACCCTCGCTGTACTCGGTGGGGTCGGCCGACGCCCACAGATCGAATGCCCAGACCCGGGTCCCTGCAGGCCAGGCCCTGGGCGGTGTATCTGCGCAGCCTCGCCCCAGCGTTATCGTGCCGGCGACCTCATCGATCGCATCGATGCGGCAAACCTCGCTGCCAAGGAGAACCGCGCTGCCGACTTCGAATCGGTCGGCATCCACGATGTCCACGACATCGATCACCAAATCCATCGGCCCCACATCAGTGGCCAGCTTCGCGCTGGGACACCAGTCTCCGTTGCCAGCCTGCGCGTAGCTCGACGGCGAGACGCGGGTCCTCATCTCGTAATTGAGGCTCGCACCCGGCGGCCGCGCGGCGACGACAGCGACGAAGCCTGCGTCCGCGGCCAGCGCCGCAGTCTCGGCCGTGCCGAGGTTCCCAAGCAGCTCCCGATACGGCACCTCGAACGCGACCACCGCCTGACTTGCCTGAGGGGTTAGATCAGGCTCGGTCCAACCGATCGGCTGCGCGCTGATGTAGCCCGTGGCGGGCAGGCCGAATACGTCCTCCACGGCCTCGATACGGATCCGCCCGCTGGTGAGCGAGCCATAGTCGACCTTGCCGATCCGCAGAGCCATCTGCGCGACGCCGAGCTCAGGCCAGACGAACTTGATGACGTCGCCTGGCTGGAGGCCGTAGCCCTCCCGGTTAACCGACAGGCGCACCCGCGCGAGCGCCGAGGCCGACGCACGGAGATCGCGCAATGCGGTGCGCACTGCCAGATCGATCGTTGGCAGGCCCGGATACGATCGAGACTGCGGGACCACAGCCCCCTGGGCTTGGATGTTCGCCAGCTGCTGGACCGTAACCGAACCGGTCTTGCCGGTGCTCACGTCCGTGTAGGCCACGGTGAGCTCGTTGATTGTCTCGGTAAGGCTCGCACGCTCGAACCCCTCGAGCTCGATCGTGTTGCCCACGGAAGAGCCGAACACGGGAAGCTCGTCGATGTCGTAGTCCGCGCGAATCGGCTTGAGGCGGAACAGCCCGGTCCGAGGGTCCTCGCCGCAAGCAGCGCCGGCATGGTCCATGACCGTCTGAATGAAGGACTGGATCGCGTCCTGCTGCGTCCATTGCATGCACAAGCCGAGCCCTTCCGCATGGAAGGTGTCCGCTGCCGCCGTGAAGCTCGCCTCGTCGATCTTCGTCGGCGGGTAGCCGAGGCCCCACTGGGTGTTGGTCAGGCACTCGTAGACGATGTGGGCGGGGTTCATGGCCTGGCTCTCGGGGTCGATCACCGCGAGGGTCACCTCCACGTTGGCCATCTTGACGCGGCCATCCGAGCCAACGCTCACCTCCTTGCGGAAGACCTGCGTGACGATGTTCGGAGGCGAGCCCAGCGTGACGAACTCCGAGCCAAAGACCTCCTGGGTCGCCTCGTTGACGATCGAGACGTTGAAGCCGGTGGTGCCGTTGTACTCGGCGGTGAAGACGAACCACTCCCCCAGCGGCACCTTGTCCTCGCCCAGGTAGACGTCCGGGCTGATCTCCACGCCGGTGCTGCGGATCGAGAAGGACGGGCGCTGCAGCGCGTCGATCGTATAGTCGCGGGAGGGAATGAACGTCAGCACGTAGCTGGTGGTCGGCTGGTCCCACAGGTCGAAAGTCGCAATGTCGTCGGTGCCGTAGGCCTCGACCTTGAAGCGCAGCCGCACGGACTTGAGCAGCCCCGGGCCGATCGGCTTGGTGACCACGCCAGCAGTGGTGCCCTCGAAAACCAGGCACGAGCCGCCGTCGAATCCGGCAGTGAACGAGGCAGCCGAGCCGCTGTAGATGTCGTAGCCGGAGACGCCGGAAGCGAAGTTTTCCGTGAAGACCTGCCCGCTCGAAAGCGGGTCGAACAGGCCGACGACCGCCTTCTCGGGATACCAGGCGCTCCCACCCTCCCAGCCGGCCAGAATCCGTCGCACCCGGACCGCCCACGGCTTGATGTACGGGTTGTTTGCGGCGATTCGGCCGCGGCGGAATACCAGCCCGAGGATCCCTCGATAGGCCGGCTGGGGCGTGCCCTGCTGCGCCGCCAGGTAGTCATTGGCTGCCTGGCTGGGTCCACCCATCATGACGTCGGCCGTGCCTTGGATACCGCCCTCGCGCTCTTCGCCACCAAACAGCTCCGGGGCGTTGATGCTGATCTGGGCGTTGTCCGTGATGCTGCCGGACCACGCCGTGCGATCGCCGCCCCGGATCTCGCTCACCTCGTCGACAGGGCCATGGCACAGCCCGAGATGCAGGCCCATCTCGTACCAGTACCCGACGGTCTGCTTCTTCGAGCTACCCACGGGCGGCCGCCTCCTCGCGAGCCAGCGCGCACACACGCGCGGTCAATGCGTCCCCCGTGGCCTCGAGCTCGTCGGCCGGGATGCCGTCCCGAAGAAAGCCCGTCCAGTCCAGGCCATAGCGCAAGAAGAATGCCCTGGCGCCGCGGGCGCAGAGCCTGGCCTGACGGATGTGGACCATAGTCACGCGCGGTTCATCCGTCACTTCTTTCCGCCCTTCTTCTTGATCGGCACGCTGCGCAGGTCGCCGTACCAAAGCACGTTCGGCCCCTTGATCCAGACTGTCCCGAATACCACCGGGATCGGCCGTCCCTCCTCGGCAGTCGGGGCGTCGAAGTCGGCCAGGGCGGCCGGCTTCGGCGAGGGAGGCTTCGGCGCTAACGCGTAGCTGATGATCGCCGAGACAATCATCACGGCCAGCTGCACCCAGAAGTTGAACACCGCCATCACCACGTCTGGACCGGTGCGCGCCGGCACCAGTTGCTCGAGCAGCCACGCCACCGCCACCAGGGCTGCGAGCCAGATCGGATGGAGGATGATGTCGCAGTTCTTCCGATTCATCAGTACACCGGGTCGGAGCCGTAAGGATTCTTAGTGGGGATGTAGGGCATGCCGCCGTAGCCAGGCGCGTTGTTGAACTTGCTGTCGCAGGTGGCCAGGCTGTGGTCACAGCCCGGATAGAAGTTCATCGTCATCGACGGCGACAGGCCGATCGGCGAAAGATCGACGCCCACTGCAGTCCCGGTGTGACCGAGGATGAAGCGCCGCTCCCACACGCCTGTTTCGATCTCGTACTCCAGGTAGCCGCCTTCCCAGTAGCCGTCCGGCTGCCCGGCGAATTCCGCCGCGCTCACCTGCAGGCCCGCGACAGCCGTGACGGTCGCCACCACCTTGTGGTCATCCGCGTTGACGCCACATCGGTAGAGCACATGTGGACACTGGCGCTGGTACGTCCGGCGCAGCCCAGGGCGGCGCATGCTGACCGAAGACGGCTCGAGGCTGATTTCGGCTTGGGACCCCACGCCAAAGCTGCAGGACAGCACGGCGCCGCTCCATAGCACGGCGAGCTCGCCGTCGCCGGCGTGGTACTGCTGCAGCGTGAGCGCCAGGCGACTCGAAGGCGCGCCAGCCTGGTAGAGCGCGGCGATCTCGAAGTCCCGGGGAACGGAGAGCTTCAGGCCGGACCGGTTGAGCTCCGCGCCCTGCTCGATCGAACCTCGCCGAATCACCCGCGGCAGGAAGGTGTTCCCGCCCACCGCAACGGCGCGGTCGGCCGACGTGAAGCGATACACCTTCGCGTCCCGGTGGAAGGTATAGAGCTCGACCGGGCGGCCCTGGTCGGCGCTGCGCTCGGTAGCGTCATACGTCATGTCGGAAGCCCCGGAAGCTGCAGGTCGTTTGGGCTACGTCGCCCGACCACCAGGCAAACTCCGCCACGTCACTCTCCTGGCGCGTCAGGCTCAGCCACGAGACGAGCGCGAACCCCTCTGGCGCCACCTCGACGCCGAGCGCGCTGTCGAGCGTCAGCCGCTCCACGCTCGCACTAAGCTCGGAAACGGCCGTGACCCGGCGGTAGAGCACCGTCCCGTCGATCAGCTCGATCCGCAGGTCTCGACGCATCGGATCGCCGGCCAGATTGGCCGCCACCCCGCACCAGTGCACGTCCAGCGTCGTCGATCCGGCCGCGATGGTGGCCGCGGGCAGAAGATCCTCGGACCAGCTGGGCACCCAGATCGCGCCACGCCGCCCGTCGAGGGCGAACAACTGCGATCGCCAAGCGGCGATCTCCGATCGGCTCAGCAAGGTACGCCGCGCCCTGAACAGCGGCAGCGGCGCGCCCACGGGGTCATCGACCAGCACGGGGCCAGTGCCGGCATCGATGGTCGTGCTGCGGCGATCAAGCTGGACCAGGGGATCCTCGGCCCAGTCGATGGCCTCCTCGAGCACCGGGTAGCCGCGGTAGGCAGCCGCCCCGATTTCCTCAGGCCAAGCCGCAGGACGGTCCATCTCGAAGCGAAGGCGAACCGAGGCCACCTGGCCGGTGAACCGCGGCAGGGCCGCAGGCACATCCAGGCGAGCCACAGGGGCCGGGATCACCTGCGTGCCGGCCGGCCAAGCCTGTGCGGTCGCGCCCGCAAGGGTCACCACCCCGCCGGCCACGGATGCCACCTCCGCTAGCTCGATCTGGCGGGGAGAATCGCCGAGCAGTGCAACTGGCTCACCGGCAGCGAACTGGCGCCCCTGCGGGTCCACGGGAACGACCGTGGAGCCGCTCGGCAGGGCCGCCTCGAGCGTCAGCGCGTCCGGCCACAGCGGCACGGCGAAACGACCATTGCCATGTCGCCACAGCACCGACTCCAGCCAGGCCCGGTCGGAACCCTGCGCCAGGACCCGGAACTCAAACTGCTGGCGCGGCCCGAGGCGCAGGCTTCGGCGCTGCTCTTCGCCGCCGTGGGCCGGCAGCGTGTCGGTGAGCCACTCCAGCCACTCGCGGATGCCAGAGCCCCAATCTGGCGCCCAGCCCCAGGGGATGATGCCTTCCAGGCTCATCAGGCCATCCCCAGCAGCTGGCGCACGCGGCCTGGGTTCCGACCGATGTGATTCATCACGACCTTCTCGCCGTCCGGCCCACCCATGGAGTCCGGAACGAAGCTCGGGTCGAAGATGTTCAGGATGCGGTAGCCAGGCGCCGGGCGACCGCCCTCGCTGTACCGCGCGTTCTCGGCCCGGCTCAGCACCCGCTCACCTTCCTGTAGGATCGCGGGGATCTCCCCGGCGCGCAGGTTTACGCCTTCGTGGAAGCGCGGCGCCTGACCCCAGTAGGCGGCGAACGTACTGCGCGGAATCATGCGCGTCGTGCCCTGCCCCGCCATGCCGCCACCGTGGTTCACGCCCACCGGAACCGGCGACGCGCCACCGCCGCCACCGAAAGCGCTGAACATGGACAGGATGATGCGCTGTGCCAAGGCCTGCGCCGCCATGCGTGCGAGTCCCTGGATGAAATTGACCACCATGTCCTTGAAGGCGTCCTTGAACGACTTAGCCCCGGTCGCCAGGTCAGTGAAGAACCCGGTGAGGGCATCGACAGCGCCCTGTTTGGCCTCGTTCTTGAACCGCTTCTGGCTCTCGGTGATCTGCAGTATCTCCGTGTCCAGCTCGCGAAGCACCGCCAGGGTCTCAGGCGTTGGCGCCTGGTTGTAAGCCGCCGCAGCCTCGGCCCGCAGCTTGCGAAGCTGGACCAGCGTTTCCTCGCGCACGCGCTGCAGGGCGCGCTCGGCATCAACGGGCGACGTTCCGCCGAGTTCCACCTGGCTATTCAGGTAGTCCGTCTCCGACCGCAGCGACGCAAGCGCGGCCGACGTCCTGCTGCTGATCGAGTCGAGGCGCTGCTTCGCCAACTCGGCGTTGAATACCCGGTCGACCAGCTCCACACCGAGGGAATTCCCCTCGCGCAGGAGCTTCTCGCGCAGGGCCGAGAATTCCTGACCCAGCCGGACGGCAGCCGCGGCTTCGACGTTGCCCTCGAGCTCGAGCATCCGGATGCCGAGGTTCTGGAGCTCGTTGGCGAGCTCGCGCTCGGCCGAGGCCTGCTCCCGGGCAATGCGCGGGCCGATCTCGGCGCGATCGCGCTGGAGCTTGATGATGGTGGTCAGGGCCTTGCCCTGGGCCTCGACCGAGGTTGCGGCCTGCAGGTCGGCGTGGGCCGCCTGGAGGGCCAGATCGATGGACTGGCGCTCCAGCTCGGCCTTCTTCGTGAAGAAGTCCCGCATGCTGATCTCGCCGTCTTCGTACGCCTGTTCCAGGGCCCGCATGGCGCGCTGGGTGGCATCCTGGAGCAGTTCCAGACTGTCGGCGGCAGCGCGAGCAGCTGATCCACCGTCCCCTTGCAGTCCGGCCGAACCGGGCGTACTGGCGCTACCAGGTTCCTCGATAGAGAACTTGCGGTCGATTGCCGCAGCCGCCAGCGCATCAAAGTCGGCGCGAATCGCCTCAACACGATCCTCAGTCTCAAGTGCTGCGGTCGTTACCTTGTCTTTGAATTCGTCCCACGCAGATCCGCTCGAGCGCACCGTGTTGGCGTACTCCCGGAGCTTCTTGGCCGCAGCAGCATTGAGCCCGAACGCGTCGGTAGCCTCCATCGCGGCTGCGTAGTTCGACAAGCCCGCCGCCAAGTTGTCACGCAGCAGATTGAACGCCCCCTTGAACGCCGCCTTGATTCCCTCGGCGGCAACCATGGCTGCGAGCTTGGTTCGTTCGAATCCAATCAGGAGGTTATTTACAAAAGCGATACCTGCCAGCTCCACCTCAAGAAATTCGTTCTTCAGGTAAGTACCGATCTCCCATCCCACGAAGGCGGCAAACACCGTTCCAGCCGCGGCCTTCAGCCTCGAGGCCCACGTCACTGCCGTTTTGATCCCAAGGGTCTGGGCGAGACTCGTGGCGATGACCTGCTGTTTGTACAGGGCCAGAGCGGCGGTCGCTGCCGCGATGGTCGCGGGCGCAGCCTTGAACACCAGAAAGTATGCGACAGCAACCTTCGTGGCCGTGATCATCGTACTGACGATCAGCGGCAGGTTCTCCGCGATCGCACGCAGGAAGCTGATGATTCCTTGTGCAGCGGTGTTGGCCTCGTTCGAGTCCTGGATGAAGCGCAGCACCGCGTTTGAAAGTTGAGAGAAAGCGCCGGCGATGGTCTGCGGGATGTTCTTCGCCTCCTCCGCGAGCCGATCCTGCTGCGTCAGGATCGCGTTCACCAGCAGCTCCGGCGTCAGCTGGCCCTCCTTGGCCAGCTTCCGCAGGTCCTCCGCCCCCTTGATCCCCAACTCCCGCAGACCGTCCTGGATGGCCTGGGCCAGCCGCGGCGTCTGCTCGAGCACCGAGTTCAGCTCTTCACCGCGCAGCTGACCCGACGCCAGGCCCTGACCAAGCTGCACGATGGCCGCGTTCAGCCCCTCCTCCGAGGCAAACGAGAGGCGGCCGGCCTGCAGGATGGCCTCCGTCAGGTCGGACTGCTGCTGCCCCCCGAGGCCCAGGCGCTGCGTCGACCGGCTCAGGCGCGCGTAAAGGTCCACCGTGGTGGCCAGCGACACCTGGTTCCGCTGTGCGATCGCGAAGGTGTCGCGCTGGGCTTTGTTGAAGCCCTGCTGGTCCTTGGTGGCCAGCTTCAACCGGCCACGCAGGAGGTTCGCCTCGTCGGCGAGCCGAGCGAAGGTCTGCACGCCCTGCAGCGAGGCGTAGCTCGCCACAATCCCCACCACCTGAGCACGCACCGCCTTGAGCCCGGCGACGAAGCGGTTGTTGTCCGCGCTCAGCGCCTCGCGGGCGCCGCGCTTGACACCCTCCAGATCCTTGCGCAGGGCAAGCAGGCCGTTCTTGATGTCGGCCAGGTCGGCGCTGATGCGGACGCGGAGGTTGGTTTGCGGGGTGGCCATGTCAGCGTCTCAGGGCTCGTAGGTAGGACTCGAAATGGTTCTTCTCGTACTTGCTTGCCACGCGTACATCGATCAGCGCCTCGGCTCGATCCCGGTTCCGGGCCCTCACCGCAGCTTCGGTGAAGAGCCGAAGCTGCCGAAGGGTGTAGCGGCGGATATCCTCGAGGCGATGTCCGCGGCTGATCAGGAGCTGGATGGCGTCGGCCCACCCCCACTGGCCGGCGGGCTCTTTCGGCCCGCGCCCAGGAGCGGCGCGAGCCTCTGGACGAAAAAATCCCGATTGACCTCGAACACGGCCGTCGCCAGCACCACGAACTCGTCGAGCTTGCCCTTGGCGATCCACGCGGGCTCCCTGCCCACACAGATGGCCACACCCTCGTACAGCTCTTCGCCATGCGAGCCGATCAGGTCCATCAGCAGGTCGAGGAAGCCCAGCTCGTTGGTGTCCGGCAGGGAGTCCATCGCCAGCACAACGTTCACAGCCCCCCGGCACTTGCGCACCAGCTGTGGCACCTGACCGATCTCCAAGGGCCGCACCTCGATTGCTTCGCCCAGGTACGGGATGCTGGAGCCTGCGGGCTCCAGCACTTCGAGTTCATCGGACATGGTCGATCAGTCCTCCATCTCGATCGTGGCGTACTGGCTGATGCCCACGCCCGTCTTCGCCGTGTCGGCCAGGAGCGCGCCGTTGACCTCGCCGGCGCCGTAGTCCTCGCCGAGGGCCGCGAAGGCCTGCAGCACGCCGCCCGAGACCTTGTGGCAGGTGATGCGGGTGCGCTTGCCCGACTGGGCTTCGTTCAGGCCCATGAACACGATCTCGTACTGCTTGTTCGGGTTGACCAGCGCCTGCACCCTCTTCTGTGCCGCGTAGGTGTAATCCACCGCGATGTTGGCAGCGCCGGCGACCGGGTCGGTGATGGCGCTGCCGCTCGGGATGTACAGCTGGCCATCGCGCAGCTCGTAGTCGTCACCGACGGTGTAGGGCGTGCCGCCACCGACCGGCTCCACCGAGGAGATGGCCGTGGCGATCCTCGCCAGGGGCGCGTAGCCGCCCTTGTAGGCCACCACTGCCTCGGCGGTCGCACTGCCGGCAGTGATCGTCTCGATGGCGGCACGCAAGGCGCGGGCGAAGTTCTCGGCGGCGAAGTCGTGGAAGGTGTAGGCGATGTCCACGCCGGTGACACGGCGCACCTGGTTGCGCAGGCCGCCGCCGGGCTTGGTGAAGTCCTGCTGCTGCAGCACGTTCTCCTGCGGCGAAAGGGTGAGGGCCGAGCAGTTGCCCACCTCCACGAACGGCGCGGCGGCGCCCTTTTCGCGGATCAGGATGTTGCCGGAGCCGATGTAGCTTTTGTCTTCCATGGTGGTGTCCTCGGGGTGGTGGGTTAACGCAGCACGTGCGCGGAGTAGATGACCGTCAGGCCAAGCCACTTCACGCCGGGCTCGGGCTCGATCGGGCTTGCGGAGACGAACGTGGGCAAGGCACGGCCTGCGCCGAAGCGCGGCGCCTGGCCGTCAATCGCCCGGGTGATGTCGTCCAGCAGGTCGTGAAGTCGTGCCTGATCATTGGTGCTGTCGACGGCGATCTTTCCGACGATCACGATGCTGGCCTTGCGATGGGTGCGCGCCAGGCCAGGCTGGTCCGGCGGCTCGAGCCGGCCGAGCGCCAGGCCGATCACCGCGGAGTCGGACTCGGGGACGCGCGACGGCTCGCGCGTGACCGCGAGCCCCGCATCGGTGCGGAACCCGTTGGCCACCGTGATGCGCTGCAGGCAGGCCTCGACGTCACCGAGCAGCTGCCAGGTGGTGGGCTCAGCCATGGGTCACCACCCAGCGCGAGATCGACTGGTCGCGCGACTCAGGGATGTCGAGGGTGTAGGTCGTTCCGTCGACGAGCACGGTGGCGCCACGTACCGGGTCCGGGACCTGTCGCAGGAGCAGGCTCACCATGGTGCGGCGACCGACCACGGTGGCCAGGTCTTCGCCGAACTCGGCGATCCCCTCGTCCACCATCACATCGCAGGAGATTGGGTCTCCGCCGGGCGGGGTATACACGGCGTCGTCGGCCAGGCCAGCGGCCTTGAAGGCAGCCAACAGGGTGTCGTCCATGTCACGTAGGGCGTCGCGCTGGCTCATCGCCGGAACTCCCGCGCCCAGGCGGACGCCACGGCCGAGTAGAGGGATCGTTCGAAGTTCTCGGGGAACCGGCGATCGAAGAGCCGCTGGGCCAGATTGAAGATGCGGTAACGCGGGCGGTAGCTGACGCTGCTCACGAAGCGCAGCACGCTGCGCACGGCGCTTCCCAGGCGGCCCAGCCGGATGCGCTGGTAGACGCCGGCTGCCAGGCGGCCTCGGCGCTGATTGAGCGCAAAGAACTGCGTCGTGTAACCGGTCTTGCGCCCCTCGCGCCGGTTGCGCCGGCCGCGGCTGGCGGCGGACTCGTTGGCCGTCGCGTCGCCCTGGGCGCCGATCTGGGACAGGATGCGGTTGACCTGGCCGAGCGAGATGTTGCCCCAGGCGTCGAGCTGCGCACCGGTACCCGGCACCACGAAGTGACCGGCCGGCAGCAGGCCTGCGGCGACGAGCTTGCGCTCCTTTCCGGTCTGGCGGCGCGTGCCGCCCATGACCTGCGCCTGCAGGTACTTCGCCGGAGGAGTGCCTTTGAAGGCCTCGTCGCGCAGAAAGACCTCGGCCGTCAGTCGCTCGCGCGTCGCCTTGTGGTAAAGCACGGCCCGCTGGGTGAGCGGCGTCGGCCGATCGAACACTCGGGTCATGACTTCGGCCCATTCCTGCCGGGTCTGGAAGGCGGTGTCATTGAGCGCCCGCTGCATCGCGAACGGCAGCTGCTTGCGCTCGAGGTCGGTGAGCTGCCGGCCGAGCACGTTGCCAGGGTCCACCGCGATGGAAAGCAGCTGGCTCACTCGCCTTTACCCTCCTCCCCTTCGGGCTCCACGACCGTGCCCTGCTTGGCCGCGATCGCCTCGAGCTTGGCGTTGCAGCGCTGGAGCGCCGCCTTGCGCTCGGCGGCCACATGCGGACACATCGAGAGCGGGCCCTCGGCGATGAACTCCGGGCCGGTGAGCACGCTGTCGACCGGCACGTAGACGTAGCGGATCACCACCTGGGTGACCGGGCGCACGGCGCCCTCCGCGCCAGGCAGTCGGGTGGACGGAGTCGAAGCACAGCCGGCCAGCAGGCCAACAATCAGTAGCCAGACAAGGCGGGACATTGGGCCTCCAGGTTGGCAAGGGCCCGGGCGCAATCCGGGCGCTTGGATTCGACGGCGAACTGATCGACGAACCGCTTCAGGGTGCGGTCGGCGTCGCGGGCCTCGGCCTGTGCCCGCGCGATGGCCGCACGGGCTTGGGCGTCAAGCTCGCGGGCGTCGCGCTGGGCGCGGTCGAGCTCGGCCTGCAGCGTCTCGACGGCGCGACCCCATTCGCGGTTGGCCACGGCCAGCTCCGCAGCGCGAAACTCGAATGCGTCACGCGAAGCGGTCAGGCTGGCGACCTCGGCCTGGGCCGTATCCCGCTCCCCCTGCGCCGCGGTGACGGCGGCCGACAGCACCAGGTGCTGCAGCGCCAGTGCGCCGAGCAGCGCCACGATGGCACCCAGCAGCCAGGGGGCGGCCTGGGCGGTGATCAGCTTGCCGATCACGACGCCGACTCCACGACCCGGGCTTCGTCCTCACGCCGGAGCTGCAGGCCCGGGATGTGCGGCCACAGCCGCTTCATGGCGCGGATCTCGGCGGCGTTGCAGCGGACGTCGCCGGCGGGAGCGCAGACGTCGCGGATGGCCCGCTTCTCGCGGTTGCGGTCGCCGCGCATCGACCAGCCGCGGTTGTAGCCGAGGCTGGTGTTGCCCGCCTGCGCGTTCACGGTCAGCCGGTGCCAGCCCTCGCCCAGGGCGCGCTCGGCGGCCAGCTGGTAGGCCGGCAGCGTGGATCTCAGGAAAACCCGCTCGGCGTAGGCATAGTCGATGCGGATGTCGCGGTGCTGGGCGACGAATGCCTTGCAGGCGGCCTCGCCGACAATGCCGGACGCAGTGGCCAGACGCTCGACGTCGGGGTGCTCGTGCCACTCGGCGCGGATCGCCGCCGGCGTCTGGTGGCCGAAGTCATAGCCCACGCCGCCGGTCGGGCCGCTGGCGCCGGGCGGGCAGATCAGGCCCTGGTAGAGCCGGGCGTACCGCGCCGGGGTGCCAATCTCCCAGCGAATGATCAGGTCCGCCGCCACCGGGGCCCCGCCCCACGTCCATTCACGGGGCCCCGGCGACGGGGAGAGCGCCTCCTGGCTCAAGGCCTGCACCGCAAGCGTCGCCGGCACCAGCACCTCGGCGGTGCGCAGCTGGGCGGTCTCGGCTGCCGGGGTGACCACGGCCGCGACCTCGGCCTGCGCCTCCGCGACAACCGGCGTGATTGCGGCCTGCAGCGAACCGGCCCCGTTCGGGCCGGCGCAGCCGGCGATCACCAGTGCGGAAAGAAGAACAGCGACCAGATGACGAGAAAGCCGAGCCATGCGCGGATCTCCTGGGACAGGGTTTGGTGGGCGGCGTGGTCGCCGTTGGCAGCGCGCCGGATCAGCTCGGCGCGGTAGGTGTTCTCGAGGTTCATGCCGGTGGCGCGCATCGACAGCGAGGTGGCGGCGCCGGCGGCAATCGCGTAGCAGGTGATGACCGGCAGCTCGGCCAACCAGGCCACCAGGTCACCGGTCATGCGCATGCCGGGCAGTGCGCCGAGCACGATCCAGCCCAGCAGGGTCAGCAGCACCATCAGCGGGAGCCAGAACGCGAAAGCCTTGAAGTGGGTGGTCATCGGGTGCGCGCCTCTCGCTCGAGCGCCTGCAGGCGCTGTTCGTGGTTCACCAGCTGGCCGGAGTTCGCGTTCACCTGCCGGATCACCACCTCATCGAGCCGCGTCGTCAGCACGCGGAACTCGGTCTTGAGCTCGGTGATTGCCTGGCCCTGGGCCTCCTGTCCGCTGCGGATGTCCTTGAGCGTGTCGCTGACGAAGAACGCGACCACGCCGAACAGGATGGGCATAACGAAGCGGTTGAGCAGCTTCGCGAAGGTCGACTCGGCCGCGGCCTCCAGGCGGTGGCCCTTGGCGTCGTCTGTGTCGTCGCGGCGGCGGTGGGTGTGCATGTCGTCTTGCACCATCGGCTCCGGGTTCGGGGGCGGCTCCGGGGCTGGCCGGAGCCGCCACGAGGGCGAGTTCCTGCTGGCGTCAGGCGACCGCGGAGTTGCCCGGGGTCAGCTTGATCGTGCAGGTGGTCTCACCGTCGGCACCGGCGACCCAGGCCACCGCGCCGCCGGTCACGTCGCCGGTCGCCGGCGTCGCCGCGCTGTCGTCGAAGGCGCCAAGGCCGCCGTTGGCGCTGACGTCGAACACGAGCTTCTCGCCCTGGGCGAACACCGCGCCGCTGACCTTCGGGACGCCGCTGAAGACGCCCTCGACGGCCACGCTGCCGGTCTCGCCGTTGGCCAGGGCCACCAGCGCCACGCCGATCAGGTTGCCCACCTTGACCACCTGGCCCGAGGCAACCGCGCTGCCCGTGTCGTTGGTCCACTGGATGACGTTGCCATCCGATTCGTAGTTCCGTGCCATGTTGCTTCTCCTGGGAAAGGGGTCGGGGTTGGCCGGAGGCCGAAGCCTCCGGCCGGTCGATCAGCCGTTGCGCACGGCGCCGCGGTAGTCGATGGCGGCGATGCCGAAGTCCAGGCGGACCTTCCAGCGGGCGCCGTCGACGCTGAAGCCCTCTTCCATGTCCAGGAAGGGCTCGTCCTGGCCGTCCAGGAAGGCCACCTCGATCACCGGGGCGTCGGCCGGGTCGGCGAACAGGTACCACTTCGAGTCGGCGATGCGCGGCGAGTCGACCACGTCGCGGAACAGGCCACGCACCTTGTTCGGCTTGTGCAACTTGTTCGCCGTGTCCGGGTCGTACTCGGCCGAGTTGATGACGCGGGCGGTGCCGCCGTAGGACAGCGGGCCGAGCCAGATGGCCGGGCGCAGGTCGAGGAAGTCGTTGTTGCCCACGCCCTTCTGCGCCGCCAGCTTCACGCGGGCCGCATCGACCGCCTCGACGCTCGGCGCGGCGGCCGCCTCGAGGTTGCCGTGTTCGTTCGAGAACAGGGCGTAGCCATCGCCCATGGTCGGGTTGGAGGCCAGGTAGGCATAGACGTCGGCCTCGACGGTCCGCTTGGCGGCGCGCGCGAGCATCGCGGCCAGGCCGATGAAGGCACCGAGGTCGTCGTTGATGATCGCCTGCCGCGACAGGTTGATGATGTTGCCCTTGGTGCCAGCCGTGATGCTGGCCTTCTCGCCGTCCGGGATCGCCTTGTTCTTGAACTCACCGAGCTCGTTGAGCGCGTCCAGGTTGCCCAGGCTGCCGGTGCGGTAGCGCGGGTGGGCACGGAAGTCGCTGACGCTACCGCGGGCGCAGAAGCGCGACCAGGTGTCCGGCGCGACCGCGTAGGACGCCTGCAGCGTCCGGTGCATGGCGTTCTCCAGCAGCACGGGGAAGTCGCTGCCCGACTGGGTGAACGCGCGGCCCACCAGGTCGAGCTTGTTCAGGCCGGCCGTGCGCACGCCCAGGCGCTCGAGCGAGAAGCGCGCCATCTCCAGCAGGGTCATGCCGCGGTAGGGATTGTCGTTGGCAGCGCGAACGCGCTCACGCGTGGCCGGGTCCACCACCATGCCGCGGGCGAGGATCACGTCCGCCGCGGCGGCACGCATCTTGTCGGCCTCGTCCACGACGGTGTCGACGCGGTTGAGGTTGCCACCGGCGGCCTGGTCGCGGGTGGCCAGCTGGTCGAGGATCTGGGCGCGCACCTGGTCGACCGAGAGGTCGCTGCGGATCCACGCCGGGGCGTTGTCGTCCATGCTGTGGCGGCGGGCGAGTTCGTTGATCTGCGCGGCGCGCTCGTTCGCGTCGGCGACGGCGTTGGCCGGCGCGGCCGCCGGTGCGACCGGGGTCGGGTTGTCGTTGGCCGGCGCCGCATCCGCGGCACGGGCGGCATTGGCCGGGGTGGGAGCGGGGTTCGGCATGTCGATCTCCTGGGTGTTGGTCGGTGCGGAAGCACGGGTGAACACGCAGGGGAAGCCCTGCGCGGCATCGGGGGACTGGCGGGTGCTGCTGCCGGCGTCGGCCGGCACGGTGACGAAGCTGATCTCGGTGGGCTGCCACTCGACGGCGCGGTAGGTCGGGATCTCGCCTTCCTTGCGATCGACCAGGTAGCGCTGCACGATGTAGCCGACGGAGATGTTGCGGATGATCCCGTCGACGATGTCCTTGACCAGGCCAGCGATTTCTTCGCGGGTGGACAGGCGCAGGACCGCGCGACCCTCGCCATTCTCGATCCAGGCACGCTCGACGACACCAATTTGGCCGTTCAAGCCCCAGCGATTGTGGCTGTCGAGCACCGCGGCGTTGCCAGAGGCGAGACGGGACAGGTCGCAGGCGCCCTCTTCGAGGGAGAGCTCCTCGTTGTAGTACTCACCGTTCCACCAGTCGTAGCGGCGCACGGACGCGCCGGTGGTCCAGACCACCTCGATGGTCCGGGCCTCCGAGTCGAACGTACTGGGCAGCAGCCGGGCCTGGCGCAGCTGCGGAGGAAGCAGTCGGGTAACGTCGGGCATCTCAGGGATCCTCGGTAGTGTCGGCGGGCGGCTCGGCAGCCACCTGGCCGCTGGACATGAACAGGCGCATCAGTTCGAGCGCGCCGGAGCTGCGCATCTTTTCGAGGTCGCGCCCCATCTCCGCGAACACCTGGTCCGGCTTGTAGCCGCGCCGGCGAAGCGATTCGGACGGGGACAGCAGGCCGCTCTTGATCTGGTCCGCTTCGGCACGCACGTCTTGGTGCGGGTTGACGTAGTCCCAGCGCGGCGTGCTCCAGTCGACGTCGTAGTCAGCCTGGGCGACCTTGCCGCCGAGCACGGCGGCGTCGACGAACCAGCGCCACACACCCATGCAAAGCTTGGGCACCAGCACCAGCCACTGCACCTGCTCGCAGTCGCGGCGGAAGTCGATATGCCGGATCCGGGCACTGGAGAAGTTGACTTCCTTCATGTCGCCCGTCATCGACTCGTAGGGCACGCCGATACCGGCCGCAATCAGGTGCAGCTGCAGCTTCACGTAGGCGGCGTAGTCCGAGCTGGTCTTCGGCTCGATCTGCTGCATGTTCAGGCCGGGGGCGACCTCGGTGATTCCGCCGCTGGGCAGCACGCCCAGATCGCCGTACGTGCGCTTCCCATCCCCACCCTCCGCCGGCTGGCCGAAGGATTCGGGCGGGTTGCTCATCTGGGTGGCATCGCCGGAAACCACCAGCCCGAGGCGGGTCTCCAGATTCTTGCGCTGCAGCTCCGCATCCTCGTAGAGCATCAGGTCGCGAGCGCGGGCAATCACCGGCGCCAGACGCGTGATGCCGCGACCCTGGCCAGGCCGGCTCGGACGAAACAGGTGGATGATGTCGGCGGCCGGCACAGGCTTGCTGTCGATACGCAGCGGGCGCCCTTGGTACTCGCCGGGGTGGGTGCTGAAGAGCCAGTAGGCCCGTGGCTTGCCGAGCAGGTCGTACTCGATGCCGTTGATGATCTGGCCGCCGTCGCTGGCGCTGCCCTGCTTCGCGCTGTCGAGCCAGTCGATCTCCAGCAGCTGCACCTGGAGTGGCACCGTGAGCGCGTCGCCCGGGCGGCGAACGCGCCGTCGGATCAGCACCTCGCCGTCCTGCTCCATGGCGTGGTAGGCGGCCGCCTGCAGGCCGTAAAGATCGAAGATCCCGTCGGCGTCGGCCTGGGGAACCCACTGCGACCAGAGCGTGTCGAGCACCTCGGCCCCGCGCTTGGCGAGCGAACGGGGCTCGATGCCCGTGCCCACGGTGCAGCTGACGAGCGAGCGCAGGGCATGGGTGATGTACGGGACGTTCTTGACCAGCGATCGGGCCCGGATGCGCAGCTCGCGCGCGTCGGCCCGGTGGTCGGTATTCGCGCTGGCGCCGGCGCGGCGCGGGCGCCACCCGTCCGTGCGCGCCGCGCCTTCGTAAGCACGCTCGAGCAGGGCGCGGGCGCGGCGGCGGCGCAGGCCGGCCTCCGGAAAGAACACCCCCACCATGCGGTCGACGAAGTTCATGCTCAGTCGCCCCGCATCGTCTGGAAGGTGTAGCGCCGCGTCGCCTTGCGGTTGCCTGCCGCCGCAGAGGCCGCCGCCGCCAGCTGGCTGGCGACGTGGTTGCGCGCCGCGATCAGCTCGTCCATCGAGCGGTAGCGCACGCGCCGGTCGCCGTACTGCACCTCCAGCGAGCTGGAGGCGATGGCGGCATCGAGGCGGTCCAGATCGGCCTGGGTGTAGGCCATCTCAGCGGCACCGCAGGGTGGTGGTCGAGCTCATGGTTGAGCATCGTCCCGGCCAAGTGTGGTCGTGTCTCGGGGGAATGGACCACACTCCAGGCCGCGCCACGCCTAGCTTTCAGATTTCTGGCCCGCCTCGCTGAGCACTCGATAGAGAGTTTTGTGGCTCATTCGGTAGCGCTGGCACACCCACCGGACGGACCGGCCTGATGCCAGGTCTGCCTTGATTCGCTGCACCGGGTACTGCTGGAAGTTGAAACCTGCCGGGATGTAGAGGTCCTGCGCCGGATACTCCTTCACCAGGTAGTCCACGACCGCCTTCACCACGTCGTGGATCTCGCGGCTGTCGCAGCGCAGCTGCATGGCAGCGCCGATTGCCAGCTCCTCGGTGAGCTCTTCGACCCGCGCCTTGCGTCGGGGCACCTTCCGGCTCACCAGTTCCGCCTCCAGCCAGTGCCTGGCGCCGATGCCGATGTTCCACGGGAACCCTGCGGCGCCGCGGCGGGCGTCGATGGTTCCCGTGGAACATCATTCTCGGGGACAGCCAGCCGCTGCTCGCGCAGGTCCCAGTCCGCCTTCGTGAGGCGGTGCAGGCGCAGCTCCGGGTGGTGCGTGGCCGCGTACGCGTACACCCAAGTATCGAGCGGCTCGTTGCGCGGCGCGCCGCGGCGCTTGTCGAAGCGGTTCTTGGCCGGGTTGTAGGTTTCGCTCACCAGGCCACCGAAGTACTCCGGGGGCAGTTCCTCGCTGAAGCGCACTTGGCGCTGCTCGGGCGGCTTGTCGGCGTCGGCGCTCAGGCGGCCGTAGAGCATATGCTTGATGCCCACTGTGCCCACGTGGTGGATCTTGATCCCGCGCTTGTCGAGCTGGCCGCGCCAGTTGATGTCCACCAGCGTGCCCTTGCTCAGCACCGGGGCGTTGTTGGCCTTGGCGCCGAAGATGGCGATGTGCCGGCGAAGCAGACGCTTTCGAGCGAACGCCTTGACCGCCTCGGTGCGGTGGCCGCCGGCATCCTGGGCGCTGGCCTCCACGCGCAGCAGCCGGCCGTCTGCACGCTCGATCGGCCGCGACAGCAACTCGGTCAGCGCCAGCCACACGTCGTCTTCGGCTGGGTCACCGGGCAGCTCGACGTAGTCGATGGGCCAGCACACCAGGCCTCGCCCCCACCCGACCAGCTGCACCGCCAGGCGGTCGTCCTGAGTGTCGATGCCTGCGGTGACGGCCAACACCCAGTTCGGCACCGGCCGCAGCGGCAGCGGCTCGACGCGATCGGCGATCACGTTGTGCTTCACGGTACGCATCGCCGGGTCTTCCCAGGCCTCGGCCAGGCGATCGTTGATGAAGGTCTTCAGCTTCGCCGGGTCGTTCTGTGCGTCGACCCACTCACGCACCAGCTGCAGCCAGCGCGGGCCGCGGCCGATTTTGTAGTAGAGGCCGTTGGCCGCGTAGCCGCGGATCTCGGCGCCAGGGTTCTCGGCCACCCAGCCGCCGGCGTCGATCATGGCGTCTTTCTGGTGCTCTTCGATGACCACACCGCACTCGCGGCAGACGTACCAGCAGGCGCTGGCGTCGGGTGTCCAGTGCAGGCCACTCCACTCGAACGGCTGGCGGTGGCCACAGTCGGGACACGGCATGTACCAGCGGCGCTGGTCGCTCTTGGCGTACAGCGCGTCGATGCGGCAGATGCCGCGGATCTCCGGCGTGCCGACCTTCAGGCGCTTGTAGGTCGCCGGGAAGGCGCTGTTGCGCCCGTCGAGCATCTGGTCGGGATCGTCACCGCTGCGGCACGCGCTGGCGAAGCTGGAGAACTCGTCAACAATCAGGGTGCGTACCGACGTGGACTTCAGGCGCGCCGGGTTGCCGGCATGCTCCAGGTACAGCTGCCCACCCTCGAACTCCTTGAAGGTGCGCCGGTTGGCGGCGTCGCGACTCGCCGTGCTCGACAAGCGCCGGCGCACGGCCGGCGTTTCCTCGAGCAACGGGTTGAGCTTTTGGTCGATCCACTTGTCCAGCGAGACCTGGCCCGGCAGGCACACCATGACCGGTCCACCCACCTCGTCGATGGTGTAGCCCAGGACATTGCACTCCAGCTCCGACTTGCCGAACTGGATGGGAAAGCGGCAAACGACTTCGCGCACCGGACTGCGGGCGCTGAAACAGTCCATCGGCTCCACCAGCAGCGGGTTGCGTTCGTTTCGCCAGCGGCCCGGCTCGTTGCTCGCCTTCGACGACAGCACGCGGTTCGCCGCAGCCCACTCGCTCACGCGCATCGGCCGGCGCGGCGCCACGGCCCGTGAGATGGCGCTGGCGATGCGGGCCTGGGCGCTCATGCTTGCTCCCGCCGGGCAACGGCGCCGAAGGCGCGGGACAGTTCCTCGAGGCGGTGCTCGATGGCCTCGCCCAGAACCACGCGGATGCGGCCCTCATCGGCGATCGCCGAAAGCTCAGGTGCGAGCGTATCGGGCAGGTTCTCCAGGCTGCCACGGAAAGTGGCTACGGCGCTCTTGATCAGGTGCTCGACCTCAGCGGCCTCCAGCAGCTCGCCGACGCGCTGGCGGTAGTCGAGCTCGGCCGCCTTGGCGTCCGTCTCGGCCTTGTCGGCCAGGGCCTTGGCGCGGCGCTTGGCGTCGCTGCTCTGGGCCACCTCGGGCGGGAGCGTTTCGTCGCCCTCTGGATCTTCCGGCTCGGCCGCTGCCGTCGCGGCGCCACGGGCTGAGGCATGGCGTTCTGCCACGCCCGCCTTGCTCGGGTCTGCCGTCCCGCGGATCAGCGCCAAGGACTCCTCGACTCGCACCTTCTTCCCGTCGGCCGAGAGCACGAGCCGCCCCTCTTCCTGCAGCTGGGTGATGTAGCTGGGGGCCGCCCCCAGGATCCGGGCGAAGGCCTTGCGGGACACCTCGCCGCCCTCAGCGCCAGCCATGCCTACCGCCTCCCCTTCTTTCTTCCACGAGAGCGATGCGAGAAGGCCCGCGCCCGCGCGCGACCGCACCTGTGCGGGGTGCCGGCCACCCCGCACAGGTGGCCGCACGCCCGAGAGCCGCGCCCCGCCTGCCTTGTGCGGGGTGTGCGTGGTGTGCGGGGGTGGGCACGTGTGCGCGAGTGCGTTTCGCACAGTGGTAGCCCGGGCCGATTCGTGCGCACGCGCCCGCGTTAGGCCGAACCCCGCACACCACGCACAAGCCTTTCCTGTCGCGGCTTTCAGCCCCGCACGTCGCCACGCACACCCCACGCACACCGCGCACAGGCCCGGCCATCACTTCGCCTCCCGGTAGTCTTCCAGCTGCTGCTGGAACTTCGAGTGGCACTCACCCAGGAACAGCGCTTCGGAGGTGCCCTCGGGCACCTGGTAGCTGCCGAGCATCAGGAAGCTGTGGGGGCCCAGGACCTTCGACCCGGGCTGGTAGCGCTTTCGCACCCTGGGGCCGCCGACCACGTCGCGCTGGCGGATCAGGCTCACGACAAACTTGGACTCCGGAGCTGGGCGGTACCCGTGGCGGCTGCACCAGAGCCGGTAGGCCTCGTACCAACCTGTCGTAGTCGCGGGCATGGGCTCGAGGCCATGGATGTTCCCGGTGACCAGGTCGTCGTGGAAGCGGATCGGGCTGTCGAGGCCGAGGTTGATCAGCTGCGACTTCGCCTCCGTCTCGGGCGGCAGGGTGCCCGGCCCGAAGTCGCCGAGGTCCAGGTGAAGGAGGTAGTCGTGCAACGCGGCGACGCCACCGTTGCGGATCTCGGCCAGGACCTCCGCGTAGTAGTCCGGGCCGCGCTTCTCGGGCGTCCAGATCACGCAGTGGCGTCGGTCATCCTCCTCGAGCACCACCGGCATCGCTTCGTTCGACAGGAACACCAGGTTCACGTGGTTGCGTTCCCAGTGAGCCGGCAGGTTCTTCGGATTGATGCGGATGCGATCGCCGGTGATCAGCGACTTGAGCTTGTTCTTGATGTGGTAGACGTCGGATCGTGCGACCACCTCGTCGGCGATCATGAACAGCTTGCGGCTGGCCCAGTCGTTGAACTTGTCTTCCACGGCCGACTGGTCGAGCACGTCGCCGTACTCGCCGTAGATCTGCATCACCGACTCGAACAGCAGGTTCTTGCCGGTGCCCTGCGGGCCATGCACGACCACCGTCGACTTCATTTTCGCGCCGGGGTGCTGGATCGGATAGGCGATCCAGCGCAGCACCCATTCGTAAAGGCGATTCGGGTCGCGGTCCTGGCTGCACATGAAGCGCAGCAGGTCGAGCAGGCGATCGCACTTGCCGGCCTTCGGCGTCGTCGGCCACCCGGCGTAGAGGTTGCAGGTGATCTCCGGGTCGCGCCCGGTCGGGTCGAAGCCGACTTCGCGAATGCGGACGATCTGCCGATCGGGCGATTCCTGCCAGGCCCGGTGGATGTACTTGTTCACGCAAGCGTCGCGCATGTCGCTCACGGTCATGATCACGTGCTCGACGCGATCGAATACCGAGGAGCCATGGGCGTAGATCAGCGGGAAACGCTCGATGAGCTCACTAGTGGTGAGGAACGGCGACAACTTGCCGCCCCCCGCCCCGCCTGGTGGTGATGTCGGCGCGCGGTTGGGCGCCTTCCACCCCAACTCGGCGACGCGGTTCTCGATCTGCGTTCGCACCAGGTGCAGGCCGGCAGTGGCGTGCAGGTCGTTGAAGTCGGTGGCCTTGACGCCGCGCTCGAGGAAGCGCCGCCGGCGCGCCTCTTCATCGGGAAACGAGGGCGTCAGCCAGGCGCCGCCGAATTCGAGGGCCGCCGCGCTGGCCGCGGCGACGCCGGCGTTTGCAGCACGGTGTTCCTGTCCACAGCTCGGGCAGGTCTCCGGATGTTCGGCCAGCACCAGGCGCGCCTTGCAGGCCTGACACTTCTGCAGCTCGTCGTCGTCCGCCAGGATCAGGATGCGGACGTCGCGGTAGCGCTTTCGCAGCGCCGCCGCCACGGCTGGCACGTTGCCGGCGTCGAACGCCACGGCTACCGGGTAGCCGGTCGCCATGTGCGCGCTGGCCGCCGTGGCATAGCCCTCGGCGATCAGCACGATCCACTGCGGCGCGCCGATCAGATGGAAGTGGCCTTGCTTGACCGCGCCGGCGGGCCAGTACTCCTTGGCCGGCCGCTTGTCGGCCGAGGCCTGCTTCGCCGAGCGCAGCAGCTGCAAGCCGTGGATCTGGCCCTGGGCATCGAGCATCGGCACAACGGCCGCGCCCTTGCCCGAGTAGCGCAGGCCGAAGCCCTGCACGCCCTTCGCCGCCAGGTACTCGGAGTCGCCGTCTTCGCTGAGCTTCGCCCAGGCGGCGGTGGCGCGCTGGGCGGCCCGCTCGGCCAGCTGCTTGCGCTCCTGGTCAGCGCGCCGGCGATCGGCGGCCAGCCGCCGCTTCAGGGAATCGCGTTGCTCGGCGCTGAACGCGGCGTCGCGCTTGCGCAGGTCGATCTTCTGCGCGCCATTGTCGGCGCCGCGCCACACGCCGTAGCTGCCCACCAGCACCAGGTCGCCACCCGAGAGCGGCAGCTCGTGCAGGATGTACCAGCCGCGCTTCTCGCGGTCGCCCTCGACGCGGCAGCGGCGCATGCGCCCGACCTCGAGGGAGGTGACGTGCAGGCCGGCGGCCTGCAGCTGGGAGAGCACGTCGTCGTAGTTGCTCGCCACTTTTCAGTAACTCCCGGGGCCGCTAACTACACAATCGACGGGGTCCGAATTACCCCCGAAGGCACCCCCTAGGGAGGACCCGCGACCGGCCCCCTGCCCTTGCCGCCCCGTGATCCCGCAGCAGGCTGCGCCCGTCGCCCGCCCGCGCTGCCAGCCCCACAACAGGGGAGCTGGGGCACGCAGGGGCATGGTGGGCAGCACGCGGGGCGTCATCGGCGCGGCCTTTCCGCCGCAGGGGCGGGGGCCGGGACCTTCGCCAAGCGGTACCACCGCTCGACGTGCTCGATCGCTTCCCCGCTCAAGACTGCCCAGCCTCGTTCTTTGGCAGGCACAGCGGCAGCTGCGGCGCCGCTGGCACCTCGCTCAGGCGGGCACGGATCTCCAGCTGCTCGGCTTCTGAGAGCGGTGGCGGCCGGGACTCCAGGCTCTCCAGGATCGCGGCGACCTGCGCCTTGGACCGGCGGAGCCGGCTGTCGCGCAAGCCGAAGCTGGCGCGTGGACGAGTCATTCACCGACGCCCTCCCCTTGCCTGGCCGGCCTCCTTGGCCGTCTGATGCGCCACGCACAACCGGGCGCCGAGCTCCTGCCGCAGCAGCGAGATGGGTGCGTCGCACTCTTCGCAGAACGGCAGACCTACCCCATGGCGCGTGGCCTCGGAGATGGCAACGTCAAGGTCACGCTGGACGCGCTCCTGCACGTGGTCCATGAAGTCAGGCATGCTCGACCTCACCAGGCGCGGGAGCAGCGGATACACCCGCCGCGATAGGTGGCAGTAGCTCTTCGCCATGATTCGCCGCAGATGTGACGGCGGGCTCGCCCTGCCTGACACCTGCCCGGCGGTCGTGGCTTAAGCAGTAGTCCACATAGGCCTGCTCACGCCGGTCGTACACGTCAGCCATGCGCGCGCCCCTCCCGCCCGGCGACCGCCATCGAGCGCAACTTGTTCAGCAGGTGAACCAGGGTGGTGTGCACCGAGGCGGTGCTTCGAGCCAGCTCGAAGTACTCGTTGGTGGTGACCACGCCGTCCTCCAGTGCCGACTTCAGCACCTGGGCGAACTCGCCCTTCGCGGCACTTGCGTCCAGCACGCGGCTCAACACGCCCGTACCGTCCTCAACATCACCGGCGAGCTCGAGCACGTAGCCGTGATTACCCGCGAGCGTGTGCAGGATGCGGTGGTCGCCCGTGACCGCCATGATCAGGTCCGCCTCGGCCAGGGAAAGGTGGTGCGTGCTGCAGTTAGGGTTGACCTTGTTGCGCAGCACCGCTGGCGACATGCCGATGCGGGGGCCCAAGGACTCGCTGCCGCCCGGGTAGCTATGGACAGTCAGGTAGGCTGCATCGGTGACGTTCATGCAGCCCAACCCCGCACGTAGTGTTGGCGAACCCGCCGCGAGACCCTGCGGCCATGAAGAATCTGCGCACCCAGGTGATCAGGCACTGGAGCACTGGCCACGGACCAGGGCGCGTGGCCGCCGTGCTGTTTGAGTTCGAGGCGCCGGTCTCCAAGGTAGGATGGAATTCCCCAACCCCAACCAGTGACCTGGGAGACCGGCATGAAGGATCTGCACACCGTCGGCGAGCACACCGTCACGCCCGAAGAGGCCCTGCAATGGGCCGTCGAGCGAATTGGCATGCACGAACGAGCAATTGCCTCAATGGCCGGCCGCCTGAATGGTCTGGCATATGCAGTGCAATGCCTCATCGCGACCCACCCAAAGATCGAAACCATGCAGCTGCTCTGGAAACAAGCGCTGCCAGAGGTTGTCGACGAGGAGATGGCTGGCAAACTCCATCAAACGTCGGAGTACCGCCAAGCTCTGCATTCGCAGATGGCAATGGTGCAGAAGACGATCGACGCCAGGCTCGAAGGACAAGATCAGAGCACCGATTAGCGTCGAGCTGCTCTGCCAGCACCTCCGGGTTAAAGCAATTCACGACCCTTATTGGGGTGCGGGAAGCATCCATTTCAGGCGGCCTCCGAGCCAGTGCCCTGACCCATCTGCCCGAAGACGTCGGGCTTGAGGACGAACCGAAGCTTCAGAGCGTGGACCTCAGCGACCGGGCCCTCGGGCCACTGGTAGATCGCCGATGGCGTGATGCCGAGCGCCCTGGCCAATGCGGAAGCGTTACCCCCGTAAGCGGCGATCGCTTCTGCCTTCGTGATGGGATGGATGTCCATGGGGCACCGAGTGTAAGCCGGCTTTCATTCTTTATGCAAGCCCCCTTTCATTCCGCGGTTGTAAGCTGGCTAACATGAGTACGCCCCTCGCCGAGCGCCTGGTCTTTGCCAGGGAATCGTCCGGATTCGCCAACACGAAGCGCGCCGCTGAGGCTGCGGGGATCACCCCTTCTGCCCTCTACCAGCTCGAATCCGGGAAGACTAAGTCGCTGGCCGGCGATACCGCTGAGAAGCTCGCGCGGATCTATCCAAAGTTCCGAATCGAGTGGCTTATCAGTGGCCGGGGGCACCCGACTTACGATGAGGCAGGTGCATTAGCCGCAACGGATCTGGGCAGCAGCCCCTCGTCTCACGATTTGGGAATCTCAGCTGAGAGGCTATCCGCATCGATCAAGCTGATCCGGCTCGCATGCGAGCAGCTCGATGTGCCCTTTGATCCTGAGGACGACGGCGATCTAATCGTCTTGGCGTATCAGTACCTACAGGGACTAGCAGAGAGCAGCGTGACGCCGGAGAACTTGGTCGATTTCACCAAGCGGCTAAGGCAGAAGGCTAGAGGGACGATCGATGCGAGCGAATCATCAGAACCTGGAGAAGCTGGCAGCGGCACTGGCAGAAAAAGTAGGTCGATCTACTCAGCCAAGTTCTAAGCCCAGACTGAGGGTAATACCTCGCATTGCCCCTACCCTATTCGACTCCATTACTCGCGAAAGCGTCATCAGGCGCGTTAGATTTCTACGCAACGCATATCGTCTCGATTGGCTTGTAGAGCAAGCGTGCTTCAACCAGCCTGCATTGGACTGCTTGCCTGACGAGCAGTTAGGTGCGCTTCTTCGAGATCTGGAGACGGCCAGAGAGTGCATTGCGGAAGGGATACCGTTCGAGGACGCTGACCTCATTCGTAGCACTGCGGACCAACTCCCAGACTTCGATTCGGCGTGAATGTAGTTGGCCTGCAATGGCCAGCATCAACCCAGGAATGACTTATGGCAGAGAAGAAGCCAATTTGGATCCCCACCTGGCTCGGCCTGCTCATTGCGGCGGCAGCGCTATGGATCGTAGTCAGAGTCATGACTGGAGGCGAAGACCTGTCGATAGGCCACGGACCATCGCCCGTTGCAGCGCAAGCGTCACGTGAGGCCGAGTGGATGGTGCGTGGCAAAGCAGCGGTGCTCGAGAAGCTCAAAGACCCCGACTCAGCCGACTTCCGGAATGTGCGATTCCACCAAGGCAAGGATGGGGTCCCCATGACCTGTGGCGAAGTGAACTCAAAGAACAGCTTTGGCGGATACGGGGGCTTCCAGCGCTTCATCTCCGCGGGCCGAGCGGACCTCACGTTCCTTGCCGAGCAGATGGACGCACGGGACTTTGCCGAGGTCTGGAATCAATTCTGTTCCGGCTGAGGGCTGGCGCGCGATACAGGCTGCGCCCAGGCAGGGGAGCCACCGAATCTTCAGCGCTCGACCGGAAATATAAGCCTGCTTGCACTTAAAAACTAAGTGTGCTTACATTGCCCCGCCGCCCACCCCGGGCGGCAGGGCCTCCCCGGCGCTGTAAATCCCCTGCGGCGCCGGGGTCGCCCTCCACCACGGAGGCGCGACCATGTCGAACATCACCATCGCTGCCCTGGCCATCGCCAGCCTGGCGCTGCTCCTGAACCTGGCTTGCACCTACGTGCTCTGGCGCGAGGGGCTGTTCTCGCCAGCCCAACCTTTCCCCTCAGAGGCGTCCGAAGCGTTTGCGGACGGTGACCCCGCAGGCCGTTGTGGCTGTGCACCAGCGGCAGCGGGCCTTCTTGATCTGCCCCCTCACGTTCGGCTCAGCAGCAACGGTGATCTGAGTTCTGGGCTCCATTCGGAGCGGCAGCTTCACCTGATTGAAGTAGTCGGAGTGCACGACCATCCGCTTTCCCCAGTACGCATGCCGTCGGAGCGCAACCTCGCTCAAGGTCACTGGGATATAGCCGAGGTTGGTGACCTCGATGCCGATGGTCCACTGGCCATCGGGGAGAGTCATGAGCGACACCAGTCGCACGCGCAGGCGAACCGAATCTCGACGAACCATCCACCAGGCGTTGAAGACGCCAAGCGTGGCGCCCACGACGGCGATTCCAAAGGTAGTCCAGCCGATCCAGTCCATGCGTCGCCCCCTGCACGTTCGCAGACCCAGTCTACTGTCCATGGGGGTGCGCAGTGACCACGCTCACCCTGGACCACCTGTCCGAGCCGCAGCGCCAGGCGCTGCAGGGCCCGCCGGCGCGGCCGGCCAATCACTTCGACCAGCTGGCCGGACGCTTCGCCGCCCAGGCCGACAAGGCGCTGTCGCAGGGCCGCCCGCTGGCGGCGCGCACCCTCGAGGGCTACGCCCGCCTGGCCCGCGATCTGGCCGCGCCCGACACCGACGCCCGCTACAGCTGCGACGGCTGCGAGGCCGCCACCGAGCGCGCCGACCTGGTCGAGCGCCCCGAAGGCTTCCTCTGCCCTGACTGCGTGCAGCCGGGGGTGCGGGCATGAAGCTCTGGCTCGGCTGGATCCTCGTGCACTCGGTGCTGGCCGCATCGCTGTGGTCCGGCTTCGTCGATGGCGTCGAAGGCGCTGCACGAATCGGCCTGTTCGTGTGCTGGGTGCTGATCGTCCTTTCGTTCTTCGCGCATAGCGACCGCGTCCAGGCGAAGCGCGACGAAGACCCGGTGCCCACGTGGCTCAACGTGCTGGTCGACCTGCTCGTACTGCTCTTCCTCGTCTGGCACGACGCCGTGCTGACCGCAGCCTTCTGGCTGCTGCACATCGGCCTATGGCTTTCCGCCCGCGAGCTGCGCAGGACTGCCGGGAGGGCACCGAAGTGAATTCCCTGCACGGCAGCTGCTTCTACCTCTTCCTCGCCGGCCTCGGCACGGGCATCGCCTTCATGGCCCTGCTGCTGTTCCTGGCCGACAAGGCTGCGGCGCGCGAGGCGCGTCGCCAACTCCCGCTGACCTCGGACACGCCGCGTCGCCGGCGCTTCCGCGACGCCCTGACCGTGGAGACCACCACCATGATCCAACGCCAGCTCACGCCGGGCCCCGGCACCTATCCCTGCGCCTGCGGCCGCATGCCGCACCTGATCGAGACCCTCGGCAATCCGGACCCCAAGCGCCTGGCCGACAAGCCGACCACGGCCTACCACCTGGAGTGCCCGCCGTGCGGCATCACCACTGCCCGCGATGCGCACCAGCTGGTGCCGCAGGCGCAGTGGAACGCCGGCATTACCCATCCGATCGATGTCACCCGCGTATCGGCCTAGGAGCACGCCATGCAGCTGAGCCAGCACTACCAGGAAATGGGAACCGCGCTACTCGCCACGCGCGCCACAAGCCGGCCCGATGCGCCCGAAATCGCGGCCGCGGTGAAGCGGTACTGCACGCGTCTTCGTGCCAATGCCTCCGACACCGCCGCCGCCGTGAACTGGGCGCTGCGCCACACCGGCGACACGCTCAGCGCGATCCGTGCGGGCCGCCACCGCGCCGCCCAGCTGCACTGGCGGAGCACCCAGTCCACCCCGACCGAAAAGGCCTGACCCATGAACACCGAACCTGCCGTCGACGGCCCCGACTACCTCGACACCTTCGCCGACCGCCTGGCCAGCGAAGGCGCCGACATCGAGGCCGCACAGTTCCGCCGCCTCGCCCGCCAGTGGCGTGGCGACCAGGCGGCCGCCCAGGCAGCCGCCAACGACGCAACCGCGATCAACCACCAGCTGCGCAAGGCTCGCGAGGCATTGCAGCCGACCGTCGCCCACTGACAGCCAGAGGGAACGTCATGCTCTCGCCGAACATCCTCACGCCGAAGAAGCGCGCCGCGCTAGCCGACTGCGCCAAGGCCGGGCTGGTGCGCTGCGCCGGCGGCTACCGGGCGCCCGACGGCACCGCCGTGCACACCAAGCGCGTGGTGAACCAGCTCGCCAGCGACGGCCTGGTGACCGTGAGCTACTTCGAGCGCGACGTCGCCATCACCGAGCTAGGCCGGGACGTGGCCCAGGTCACCGCGCCACAGGCGAATGCCGCATGAGCGCCGCCGAGCAGACCTACGCGATCGAGGGCGAGCAGCTGACGCTCGAGCAGATCGTCGAGCGCGCTCGCCGCGCCGGCCTCGAGCGCCGGCACGTCCGCAGCCGCCTGCACTATGGCGATCGCACCTGGGAGCGCCTGCTGCGCAAGCCCAGCAACAAGCCCGGACCGGGCAACCGCGTCTTCTTCGGTCGCAACCGCCAGGGGAGGAAATGACCATGCTCCGATTCATCGCCCGCTTGCTGTTCAAGCACCTGGCGCGCCGCGTCGCCACCGCCCGGAAGCCCGACTTCATCGTCGGCGGTCCTGAAAGCCCGTACCTGCGCCGCTGGTGGGTGATCCCGCGAAACCGCTGGTTCAACGTGTACCTGCACCACTTCCTGCGCGACGACGACGACCGCGCGTTGCACGATCACCCGTGGCCCTGGTGCTCGATCCTGCTGGTCGGCAGCTACATCGAGCACACCATCGCGGCCGGCGGCATCCACCGTCGCCAGATCCGCGAGGCCCCGAGCATCAAGATCAGCGGGCCGAAGCGCGCGCACCGGATTGAACTGTTGCCGAACACGCCGAACCCGGCAAACGCATTTGAGACTTGGCCGCGCAAGCCGTGCTGGACCCTGTTCATCACGGGCCCTCGCGTCCGCGAGTGGGGCTTCCACTGCCCGCAGGGCTGGGTGCCGTGGGAGCAGTTCACGGATCCGGCGACCCACGGCGCCACCGTGGGCCGGGGGTGCGAGTGATGGCCCCGTCCTGCGCCCAGTGCCAGTACTTCGATCGTGCCCACCAGCTGCAGCCGGTGACGTACCACGGCAACACCCGGTTCCCGGCCACGGCGCGCTGCAAGCGTGCCGCGCCGCCCTGGCCGGTGGTCACCGACACCGACTGGTGCGGTCAGTTCGCCCCGCGCGTGCGGCCGGCGGCCCTGCACGAGGACAACGGCGCATGAGGCTCGCGAACTGCATGGGCGAGTCCCTGCGGCTGTGTGCCAGCTGCGCCCGCAACGTCGACAACCAACCGGCGCCGAGGAACGGCGTCGACACCCGCCAGTGGATCCAGCCGGTCACCCGCGGCGAACGCTGCTTTGACTGGTATCCGGAGCCACCCAAGCCCACTGCGCCCGCCACGGGCACCTGAACCCGGAGTTCCCATGTCCCCGATCATGCACGTCCCGCTGTCCAAGCTGACCCTGTCACCGCGCAATGCCCGCAAAACGGGTGGCCACGACGTCTCCGACCTGGCCGCGAACATCGCTGCGGCAGGCCTGCTGCAGAACCTGATCGTCGCGCCCAGCGACGCCGGCCCCGACCAGTTCGAGGTCATCGCCGGCGGCCGCCGCCTCTCGGCCCTCCAGCTGCTCGAGCGCGAGGGCCGGCTGCCCGACGCGATCGCCACCGACGGCGTGCCCTGCCGCCGCATCGACGACGAGGCCGCCATCATCGAGGCCAGCACCGCCGAGAACACGATCCGCACGCCGCTGCACCCGGCCGACCAGTTCGAGGCCTTCAAAGCCATGGTCGACGCCGGCAAGTCGATCGCCGACGTGGCCGCGCACTTCAACATCGCCGAGGTCGTGGTGCGCCAGCGCCTGAAGCTGGCCAACGTGCACCCGCAGCTGGTGCAGGCCTACCGCGACGACGAGGCCACGCTCGAGCAGCTGCAGGCGCTGGCGGTCACCGACGACCACACCGCCCAGCTCGACGTCTGGACCCAGTCGCGCGATCGCTGGGAGCGTGAGCCGCGGGAACTGCGCCGGAAGCTGACGGCGCGCGAGATCCCCAGCACGGACCCGCGCGTGCTGTTCGTGGGCCTGGCCGCCTACGAGGCCGCCGGCGGCCCCGTGCGCCGCGACCTGTTCTCCACCCGCGAGGATGCCTACGTGGCCGATGGCAAGCTGCTCGATCGCCTGGTCGACGAGCGCGCCGCGGAGCTGGTGGCCGACGTGCAGGCCGAGGGCTGGTCCTGGGTGGAGTTCAAGCAGCGCTGCGACTACAGCGAGCTGGCCGAGTATGGCCGGCACCCGACGGAGCCGACGTACCAGAAGCCCACGGCGGCGGACAAGGCGCGCATCAAGGAGATCGACAAGCGGCTCGAGCAACTCGACAAGCTTCTAGTGGAGATGGGCGAGAACGGCGACGACGGCACCGATGATTACGACCAGCTGTGGCAGGAACAGGAAACGCTCGAGGCCGAATCGCAACGCCTCAGCGCCGGCACCGAGATCTGGCCGGAGGAAGTGAAAGCCGTCGCCGGCGCCCTGCTGGTGCTCGACGTCCACGGCGGCGTGCAGATCCACCGCGGCCGCCTGCAGCCCGGGCAGAGCATCAAGGCCGGCAGGGTAGCTGGCCAGGCCAAGTCGGCCGACCAGCCCAAGAAGCCCGAGATCAGCGACGCCCTGGTGCGCCGCCTCACCGCGCACCGCACGCTCGCGCTACAGGCCGAGCTCGCTGCCAACCCCGAGGTCGCACTCAAGGCGGTCGTCTACACCCTGATCGAGGACGTGGAGCGCGGCATCGGCTACGAATCCCCGAGCCCGCTCAAGATCAGCCTGCGGCAAGCCGACCTGCCCGACTCGGCCGACCTGAAGCAGGCGCCGGCGAGGAAGGCGCTGCAGCTCGCGCTCAAGGGCTGGCGCGACAAGGGCCTGCCGACCACGGCCGCGGCGCGGCGCGCCTGGATCTTCCAGCAGCCGACCGAGGTCCTGCTCGGCCTGCTCGCCCTGGCAGCCGCCTACTCGGTCGACGCCGTGCACGGCAAGGGCAGCTCGAAGCCCGTCGCCGATGCCCTGGCCGTCGATCTGAAGCTCGACATGGCCAAGTGGTGGGCGCCGACCGCCGAGAACTACCTCGCCGCCGTGCCCAAGGCCCTCGTGATCGAGGCCGTCGCCGAGGCCTGCGGCAAGGACGAAGCCGCCGCGCTCACCACCCTGAAATCCGCCCCGGCCGTCGCCGAGGCCGCCAAGAAGCTCGCCGGCACCGGCTGGCTGCCGAAGGTGCTGCGCGGCCCGGGCTACGCCGTGGGCGCGAAGCCGAAGGCGGCGACGGCGACCAAGGCGAAGCCCACCGGTAAGGCGAAGAAAGCCGCCAAGAAGAAGTCAGCGGCCGCGAAGGCCTCGAGCGGGGCAGCGAAGTCGAAGACGCCGGCGAAGAAGGCTCCTGCGACGGGCTGGAGGAAGAAATAGGTCAGGACGCTGGAGATGCGCTTCGTGGACCGCAACGCGAAACCGCAACTTCAGGCTCTGGAAGACGGCGCTCTGGCCAAGCTCATCCGAGTCTTGGCCAGGCGCACCAAAGAGGATCAATCAATGTTGCACGCTGCGCGTCGAGAAGCACGCCGTCGGAGGAAGGAACGCCGCAATGGCTGAGGACATGACTCTCTTCCTTGTGCTGGCCGAATATGGCACGGCACAGATCCCGGTTGAGCGCTGTGCGAGCCACTTCGGCATGACACCGCAGGAAGCGAAGGCTGCAGCCCGACGCCAAGCGCTGCCCGTGCCCTGTTACCGACTCGGCTCGCAGAAGTCGCCGTGGGTTGTCGATGCGGCATCCCTGGCCAATCACATCCGATCGAAGCGCGAAGCCGCCGAGGCCGAGTGGAAGCGGATCCACGCCGCCTAGGAGGCAGACCCTATTCTTCGACCTCAGGCATGAGGCTAATCTGCCGCTTGGAATCAGGCACATCTAAGTCCTCGATGCCCTTGGTGGGAACCCCTGCCATCTTCGCCCTCTTCTTGAAGGGCACGTCATCAGTGAGAAGAACGTCTGCGTTTCTTGATTTAGCTATGGCCAGGATCTGTAGATCAAAGGTCACTTCTTTTGGCTCTGTTGAATTTCAAGTGGGTTGCCGGGCATGAGGGTTGATCACTGCGAAGTCGAGCTTGCCGGCGATCAGGAAGATGACGGTTCTGATAGTGGTGAAGCGGGTGAAGCCGCGAGCGCGGCGCTTGGCGGACTGAAACAGGCCGTTGAGCGCTTCGAGGAAGCCGTTGGT